CAGGTAATAGTATAGGTTGCTGTCGCGGCAGCCCGATTAACTCTTGTTGCTGAACTTCACGTAATCTATTTTTAGTATACCGATTATATCGGTAGTCTACTGATGAAGGTAGCAATCCAATAGGACTAATCGGACGTAATAGTATAGGTTGCTGTCGCGGCAGCCCGATTAACTCTTGTTGCTGAACTTCACGTAATCTATTTTTAGTATACCGATTATATTGGTAGTCTACTGATGAAGGTAGCAATCGCCTGGGCATAACAGGGGGTGTTACTATAGGACGGTTTTCTCGCAAGTCAGCTTGCAAGTCAGATATTAAGTTGCTTATTGTATTTTCTATTTGCTCTCTATCACCAGACAATAACGACCTTAAAATAGCTTGTGCGCGTCTGGATTGAGATGCCTGTGGTGAATTGTTGCTTGGTATTCCCGAAGCAGGTGTGGACTCAATATCTATTGTATTTTCTATTTGATCTCTGTTATTCCGTATTCTATTAGCAGCATTTCTCCGAGCATTTCTACGTTCTAATACTGCTGCGTTCCTGCGGGCATTTTCCACAGTTAATGAAGGTAGCAATCCAATAGGACTAATCGGACGTAATAGTATAGGTTGCTGTTGCGGCGGTCTGGTTAACTCTTGTTGCTGAACTTCGCGTAATCTATTTTTAGTATACCGATTATATCGGTAGTCTACTGATGAAGGTAGCAATCCAATAGGACTAATTGGAGGTAATGGTATAGGTTGCTGTTGCGGCGGTCTGGTTAACTCTTGTTGCTGAACTTCACGTAATCTATTTTTAGTATGCCGATTATATCGGTAGTCTACTGATGAAGGTAGCAATCCAATAGGACTAATCGGACGTAATAGTATAGGTTGCTGTTGCGGCAGTCTGGTTAACTCTTGTTGCTGAACTTCACGTAATCTATTTTTAGTATACCGATTATATCGGTAGTCTACTGATGAAGGTAGCAATCCTGTGGGCATAACAGGGGATGTTACTAAAGATCGTTGTACGCCAAGTTGCTGCGTACTTACATTATAAATTTGACTAGATGCACGTATTGTAGTAGCTAAAACTGAGTCACTTATTTTTTGAATTAAAATATTTCTAGCTTTGTATAAATTAGCTGTCAGTTTGTTTATTTGCTCTTGTGGAGTAACGTCTTGGCTATTCACAATACTATCTAATAGATCGTCGGTACTAGCTGCAAATAGCACAATTTCTCTACGTTCTGCTGTTGATAGTTGATTGCTTAAATGACTTTCTACCATCCTGATCTGATCACCAATCACAAGCGGCGTGATATCTTTCTCGTGTTTGCGAATTGTGTTGAGCATTTTAGCAATGCTAATATTTGCCATAAATAAAGCGCGTACTGCGCTATTCCCAATAGTATTACCTACGTTTGTTCCTGTTCTAATACCCCATAAAGATGGAGAATGAATTTCAAAGCCTTTTTCTACTGTATTTATTACTGTACTAGCTAATTTTTCAGCAGCAGTCTTTAATGTATTTAAATTATTAACAATACCTAACGACAGTCCAGCAATGATATCCTGCCCAACATCAAACATCACTTTAGATGGTGATTCAATTCCTAATTCACTTTTAATAAGCGCAATTAAGTTATTTAGCATTTGCCTAGCTTCATCAGAAACGCCATTAGCACTATGCTGAATACCTTGCTTTAACCCGTCATCAATATTTCTCCCAATGTTTATTCCATGTTGTTCTGCTAGTGCTAACTGCTCTTTCCATTTAGCGTTATAAATATCTACTTCAACTCTATTAAGTCCTCCTATTTTGTTATTTGCTAATTCTTCTCTTTTCCGCATACCCTGCTTACCTGTTCTCTTGATAGCAGTTAACTCGTCATTAAAACCCGTTTGAAAACCAGCTTTTTTGCCTATTTCTACATACTCATCTATAGTGGCGATCGCTTCTCTTGATCTGTTAACAAAATCCCTCAATTTAGTTTTAGTAGCCTTAATTGTGTCAAGGTTGCCACTTTTTTGGGAAGCTTTAAGCTCTGCGGCTAAATCTTGGTATTCCGCGCTAAAATATTTGTTTATTGTATCTAATGCTTTTTTAATTTCATCTAAAGAAATTTGTGATTCTCTCTGTATTTCTTCAATAACTAATGATTGCGCTGAGTCTAGTACTGGCGCTTTATTTTCGGCTTGAGTTGCATCTTTGTACCTTTGAGATAAGTCCACACCTTTAATCAACCCTAGCCGAATTGCTTCTAATTGTTTTTCAACAGGTTCGGGCATAGTTGAAGGAATTGCACCAAATTCAAGGGTTGATGATGCTTTTTTCTGTTTTGAAGCGATAGATTGAAACCGTGTTTTTGGTATATTTAAACTACTAACCTTTAAGTTAATGACAAGATTATTCAGTGAATTGACTGCATTCATTAGCAGCATTGCAGCATTTTCTAACTTAATTGCAGCTTGATTGAGTATTGAATCGGTAGAATCAACCAAGTCTGATACAACATTCAAATTCTTTGTAGATCCAATATTAGGATCAAGCCAAAAATCATCAGGAATCACAGGACTTGGTACGGACTCCCATGGGTCAAAATTAATCTCCCTTATGTCACGTGGGTCAGGTGTCCATATAGTAGACGGTTTTCTCGCTTTATATTCTTGAATATCTCCGCCTATTCGTTGCAATAAAGTTTTACCAGTATATCCTATAGGAATCTCCTGTCCTGGGTTTTGTGGGCGCAGCAAAGATTCATCAATTGATCTTTTCGGTGGCAATTCTAAAGGCTTGTTGTATCCAGAATTAATAGCTCCTGCAATTACAATTGGGTCTAATATTCCATGCAATGATATATCCATTAAAGCCCGTGAAATAGTCGTTACTTTATCATCGAATTTTTGTTTTTTATTAGGAAGCACCGCAGACATACTTAGATCAATTGATGATATTTCTCCTATGTCAACTTTATTGGTTTTTGGATCAATTTTAAAATCTTTAAAAAATACATTACTGCTAGCTAAATCATTATGAACAACTCCCATTTCTTGAATTGCTGCACCTAATTGGCCAACGTGATAATAAAACTGCTGAAATATATCATTAAATTGTTTTATACTTTCCTTAATCTTTCTTTCTTCTTTTTCGTCATCACCTTTGATATCCGTTAAATTTTTCCTTATTTTTTCTCTTTCTTCAGGATTATTTTCGTTTTCTAGCAAAATTTCTAGCTCTGTTATTTTTGGTTTCAATTCCTCACGTTTTTTTGCCTGCTGTTCTTTCGCAACTCGAATAGGTACAGCATATTCTTCCATGATTCTCTTTAAATCTCGTCCTACCAATCTTTCAACGATCATAGATTCCCCAGGTTTTGCAGCGTAAAGCAAAGGGGCGTATCTACCTTGCAATCTTTCATAAGCTTTAACTTCCTGTTCAGAAGCTATTTTCTTTTTTCCTAATTCGTTTAAATCGGTTTTATAAACCAGCTTATCACTCATTAATGCCGTTGCTCCAGCCGTTGCTCCAGGCCAGCCAAACCCTGTAGCTTTAATATCTTTGGCACTAGGCATCATTGCACCTATAGATTTAAAAATATGATTATAAGCTAAAATTGTTGCTGGTTGTGCTTTCATAGCATCTGAAACTGGCAACGAATCAAGTCTGACTCTTTCTTCAAAATATTCAGGTAATTTATGAAATTCCGGGCTTTGATTTATAACGTGTTCGTATTTTGGTAAAGCTTCAGTGTTAGGAATTATTGGTAAATAGTTAATCTTATCTAAAAAATCTTGTGATATTTTTCCGTTGGTTCTAATAAATTCTTCCTGTAAAACAATTATTGTTTTAAAACCATCAACTATTTTTTTGCCGTATTCTCCGAATTGTTTTTGTTTTTCAAACCAAGGAATAGTTTGAATAGCTAAATCTCTTTTGCGAGTAGTAATATCAGTAATGTCTAAATTTCCAGCCCACCAAGCATCACTGGATTTTGTGTTTGTTTTAAAGCTTTTAAGTGAAGCATTAATGCCATTAACTTCATTAATGTACTTCATAATACCAGGTTCTTTAACATTGTCTGGAAATTTTACTCGTTCCATGACTTCAGTTGTAAGTCCAGTAATAGGCAAAGAATCAAATTGATCTAAAAATTTATCTGATATATTTCCATGAGTCCTGATAAACTCTAACTGCAACTTTATTACCTTTTCAAATCCTTTAATTATTTCCCTTCCGTATTCTCCAAATTTTTGCTGTTGCCGTGGTTCTTTAAACCAAGGAATCGTCTTTTGGGAAAGTTCTTCATTTACTTGAATCAATTTCTCCCTATTCAGTCCACCTGCAAAATACGCACCGGGCAACACTGTTCTGCTTTTAAATGATTCTATTGATTTGTTAATAATATCTACGTCTTGCTTGTATCTTTGATAACCCTCATGAGAATCATCGCTTGGTAAATCTTTGTATTTGCCTGTAGGAAATTCAGATTTTTCTACATTTATTACAAGACTGTCTAAAGCTTCCATCGCTTGCGTACGAATACTTTGTGCCATCTGTTGAACGTGATTTGGCATTTGAGACTCTTGCAATTTATCTAAATTGTATTTAGAGTCAGTTAAATGTTCTATTAACCCCATATTGTACCCACCACGAAGACCAATATCTTTAGCACGTACAATAGACACAAGTGTTGGATGCAACTGCGATACCATTCTTTGAATATCAGACATTATCTTCAATGAATCTTTGTCTGTAGGAAGATTACCACCTACAACAGTATTAAGTTTTCTGACAAAATTAGGAGACTTAAATAAGTGATGAATTGCATGGACATCAGCACTAGAGCTTTTTATCCCTGCATCTTCAAAAATATTCATTGCTTTAGTTGGATTATATGCGCCTAACTTAAAAGGAAAAGTTAAAGGGTCTTTTTCTAAAATTCCTGCATGAAAACCTTCAGGAGTTGCATTTAACAAATTTGTATAAGGATAAGCCATAGCTAATGCTTTTGTCTTAATTCCTTGGTATTCTGCGGTTTTTGCGTATCGGTAAGCAGTTGCACCACCAAGAGAGAAACTTATCGCAGAAGCCTCATTACCCTGTTCTTTAGCTAACCTTGCATGAGCTATAGCTTGTGCTGCACCAACATCTGAACCTTTAGGATGAAAAGCATAAGCTATTTGTCTTATAGCGTTCTTTATAGTTGGTATTGATTGCAACATATTAGGAGCAAATTGCTTAATTTGCTTTATAATCCAGTTGTCCAGTCCTTTTGTTCTTTCTGTTTCATCGGTATCTAAATTCTCTACTGGTAATAATTTTATATTAGGTCCAAAAATTGGTTCTAAAGAAGTAGCAGTAGGTCGTCCTCCTTGTCCAAGTTTATGTTCAGCACCACCTATGACGGATACTACTTTTTGTCCAGGTTCTAATACAGGAAAAGCAGGTTTTCTTTCCAGATAATAAGCTTCAGCAAGTTTGCTAGTATGATGAGACTGCATTCCCTGGATAAATTTGAGAAGCGGCTGAAATTCTTTTATTAATGGAAGTATTACTTTATTTGATAAATCAGTAGGCTGGGCGTTATTTAATATTGTTGGTATAAATCTAGCTTTCTTTTCGACTAATGATAATTCACTTGGTTTAGCAGCATAAGCCTTAAATTGCTTGTCCAGTTCAGGCTCTTGAGACAAAATATTATCAATAGCAGTAACGGTGTTTGGTATATTTTTATTAGACTTAAATTCTTCTTCAAAATTTGAAATTACTTGTAAATCACCTAGCCTGTTTAAATGTTTTTGTATTTTAGTTCTTTTTCCGGCAGCATAGTTGGATTTTTCAATACTACCAGTATTTATAAATTCTGCTAAAAAAGTTTCATAAACTTGTTCTTTTCCTATAATTTCATCGTCAAATACTTTAAACCAGTGCTTAATTTTTTTAATTACTGCTCTGTTAAATGGACGTACAGTTTGAATTGATAACTCCCTTCCTATCTCTTCAGTAAAACCAACAAAAATATTGTTAACAGCTTTTCCTAAAACTGCAATTGGATTAGTAAATATACCATTAAAAAATCCAGAAGAAGATTGCTGAGTTTGGGTTTTGATGGCGTTATTTACAAGCCTGACTGAACTATTAATAGCATTGGCAATACCGCTTAAAGCTTTTATAGAACTATTGACACCATTTACAGAGCTTCTTATTGTTTGGAGAATAGCGTTGCCTGTAACGCTTGTATTATTTATAGAATTATTTGCAGTATTTGTAGAGCTATTAATAAAGTCTAGCTTACTAGATATTGATTTAAGTTCATTAAGTATATCTGCGTCATTACTGTATACGTTAACAACGGTTTTTGTATTATTTGAAGTATCATTAGCGTTAACAAAATTATTTGCATTTGATGTATTACCAGATGACACATTACTAAATGTAGTGTTACTTGTAGTGCCAAGATTGTTTATTGCTTTGACAATCAAATTATCGCCAATGATTATAGAAGCATGGATAGAATTTATAGAACTATTGATAGAATTTATAGAGCTATTTATTGATTTTAAATGATTAATCATTGCGGCATCTTTGTTACTACCAAAAGAACTAGTATTAACAAAGCTAGAGTTACTATTATTTACGCCAACAGATACTACAACTTTTTTCTGATGTAAATTATCTAAATTATTAGATAGTTCAGTAAGTTGGCTATCATCAACGCTAACAACAATAGGATTGCTATCAAAATACTTATTAACTTCTTTAAGGTGCTGTACTTTTAAGTTTAAGTGCTTATTCAAATCAGTTAATTCTTTGTCATCAACATTGACAACAATAGGATTATTATTAAAATACTTATTAACTTCTTTAAGATGTTGTACTTTTAAATTTAAGTGCTTATTTAAATCAACTAAACTATCATCGTCCACTCCGACGTTAAGATTAATATTTTCAAAACTTTTTTCTACTGACACAGCCGCTTCATAAGCTTTCTTCTTAGCCCGTTCCAAAGTCTTTTCTAGCTCAGAAGAATCAGCAGATAGCTCTACAATTAATTCGCCTAAATTCATAATATTAACTCCTATAAAGAAAAAGATTACAGACTAAGAATATTAATCTGTAATCAAGAAAGTAGCAGATTTAAAGCTGATAGAACCGGAGGGGGCAACCGATTATTCTTGATAATATCCTTAACAATGTTTTCCGTTGCTTGGCTAATCTTGCGGGTATCGCCTCTAATGTCGTCAGGAAAGGGTAGCAAATCGATAAAGTCCATATTGGGGTCAGTATCTTTTTTAAACCCGTTAAATAGTCCCGTCCAACCGATCGCGTGAACCCGTCCTTCAACATTAGCCTGTTCCCTCCGGTGTTGTTCAAGTGCCTCAATGCACTCAAATACTACGTGAATGGGTTGATCTAAGAAACTATCCCAGTCTCTAAATCTGGAGTCGGAAACTCGGTAGGACTGGATTCGCCAGTAGATGCTTCCCCAGTCAACTGAAGAACTGGTAGCTGCTCCCCCTCAGTCACAGGTACAGGTGCTGATTCTGGTTCTACTTTCCACCGACTACGCTCGTTCTCATAGAATTTGTAAATAGCAGATACAAATTCATCACTACAGTCTTTAGTGTCTTCTTCTGACCACTCATCCGTACCAACTACGTAAGACTTAGTTGAGTTATTGTATAAGAAACCAACGGAAACAGGTAAGTTTTCCGCTACAGGTTGAACCCTGATAATTGAATCTGTATCTGAGGGTTGATAGTTGCCTACTGCTGTCACTAAACAATCGCCAAAGCGAATTACTTGTCCGTCCTGTAATGGAAAATGGGTTGAAGCAACGGAAATACTTGTGGAATTAAAAGGTACAGGCGCGGTTAGTTCTACTGGGAAAGCCACCCGTTTCTTAATGAACAGAGTAGCCACAGCAATAGACACAGAAGCACTGTCAATGGAACTCAGAGCGTTGAGTTCAGTGAAGTCTTCAATGTAGTCGTAAATAACATCAGAATTATCAACTTCAGTTGCACCATCAGCAGACCGAGTAGGAGAAAGTAACTCTTGGGCTTCAGCAATTGTGACACCACGATCTACGGAAATTTTCTTAACCAGCTTAGACGCAATAATGGCTGCTTTTTGACGTTTAGCATCAATACTATCAATGTCCCTGGCTTCACCGACACTCAAAGAACCGCGTTTCTCCAAATAGATAATCCCAGTAGACTCATTACCCACGGGAATAACTTCATACTTGGCTTTTTTATTAATTATTGGGCGCATAATTCAATCTCTAAATTATCTTGGGAATCTGCCAAAAGTTGATAAGTTGCTACCTGTTTAACGGAATCAGGAATCTTAACTTGGTAAGAGGAGTAGCGATCGCTGACAGTAATTTGCCCTGATAACCCTCCTCTAAAAACTGCCGCACCGCATAGCAACTTATCCTCATCAATGCGGCAGTTAATCAGGACAGCCAATAACCCAGTGCTATCCTTGAGAATTTTCATTACAAGTTATAAACAGGGAATCCACTAGCTAAACCACCAGAAGCATAATAAGCAGGAGTCCAAGAAACTTCATCTTGAAACTCTAGTGTACAAGTGTACTTCATTACTTCCATGGGAGTACCTGTTAAATTAAGTGCCGTTACCTTGGATGCACCTTCAAATCTTGCCCCGTTAGGATAAGTAGCGATCGCGTACAATTCCCGGTTCATAAATACAGGGTCAAAAAAGGTACGTTTAATAAAATGCTCTAAAGCGATATCGCCGATGTACTCAATGCCTTCTATAGATATTTCTCTCTTGCTGCGAACAATAGCGGAACTAGTGCCGCTGCCAGATTGAGAGTGAGTAGTATCAACTACAGTAGGGCTAGGCTGCATCCCAAAACTGGTAATACCTAGTAATGGAAACATATCCTGAACCAATCTAGACGTAGAGTTAGCAGCAATAGCGTCTAACAAAGGCGCGATCGTCAATGACACCGCAGTAGTACCAGCCAAAGTGGCATTAGCTAATACTAGTACTTGCTGACGAATTAAAGGATTAGTAGGTGCAACAAAAGACAAAGAAGTACCAGCGGCAATAGTATAAGTAACACCAGTGGTAGCAGTAACACTAATACTAGTAGCACCCTCTAAAGCACCAGCAGCACAAGTTAAAGTAGTGGTAGTAACTGCACGGGTATTTTCTGGTAACAATTTAACATCAAGAGTGTAATTCTGTAAAATTACGGTTTGGACTGGACGATTAGCTAAAGCCATTTATAAACTCCTAAGCAATTACAAAATAAATGTAAACAAAACGATTAAGCACTACGAGATACACGAATAGCGTTATAGAAAGCATCAAGATCAATGCTAGGTACGTTACCTGATGAATCAGTGAGGTTAATTGCTGTGGTAGCATTAGCCACAGTCCCAGCAGTGCCTCCAAGACTACCATCGTAAAAATAGATGGTAGGGCGAATGGTAATTACAGAACCGGATTTTTGGTAAAGTAATCTAATTCCCCATGTAGTAGGAGAAATTGCGGGTGGTGCAAATTGCAACACAGAGCTATTGGCAGTTGAACTAGCTGCGGTTGCATTTACACTGATAGTGATAGAAGTAGTGCTATTAATAGCAGTGACAGTGTTAGCAGCAATAGTACCACCACCAGATGATACTGTAACTACATCACCAACACGAACGTTAGAGAATCCGTTAGTAGTGGTAGTAGTAATAATTGCGCTACCATTACTAATGTTGCAATTAGAAACGGTAAAAGTACCAGGAGTAATAGAAGCATGGGTAAAAGGAAAAAACTGAGATTCTTCAGATCCAGTGTCCACTTCAACTACAGAACCTGCGGTAATTGAAGCATTAGTAGCATTTGTGGGAACAGATTTTGGTCTAGCGAAATCTAAAACTACTGGCATAATTTTTAAGTGGTTGTTACATAACTATGGGATCAAAAATGACAATCCTGCTTTGTTCTAGTATATCAGAAGTAGCGGGAATGTGTGTATACCTTAAAACTGGAAACCGTCTTTCTATCTTAATAATTGCTGTCGGTAAATTAGAATTTTTTACCCAATTACGCAGTAGAATTTCCCATTGTTGAGGCTTATATCTTGACCCAGCGCTGGTAGCTTTAGCCGCAACATCCGGGGTTTCCTTAATCAAACATTCAAGCCCGTTACTTGCAGATGGTGGTTGAGAAGAACTACCGTATACCCAGATTGAAGGCAACCCATTAGTATAAGTACCCAACTCAGTAGCTAGTAACGTTGCCAGAATTTTTCTGAGGTCAATTGCCTTCATATTGCACCTCGTAAGAGTTTTTCAGTTCCCCAGTGTCCACTATGTCACGGGGTGAACCAACTACATCCCCACTCTTACGGACGGTGGTGCGTGGCCATTGCCAACGGACATCCTCAAGATTTGCTTGACAAGCTTCACCAAATCCTTCAGACATAGCCATAAAAGCCTGTTTGAAGTCCTCACTTTGGTTAAACCCGTCGGCATATTCACCCAAAAAATCATACTCATTAATAGCATCACCAACCCAGGGGCGGGCTGGGTTTTCAGAGCCATTAGAGAAAGTTGCACCTTCATGGACAATTGCTGCATGAGGAGCAGTCCAGGCGTGGGTAGCAGTGAGTTTTCGGGGAATTTTAATAGTTTTCCAATTAGCTACAACCATAATTATACCCTACTTGCTATAGTTAAACGACCCTCAATGTACCTTTTTCTTACTTCTAAATAAGTTGCAATTCGGTTTTGAGGTACAGGAATAAATTGCCATTGTCCTGTTGTGACAGTACCACTTGAATCAGTAAGTACAGCATCAGCAATTAATTGATAATTAAAAATTAAATTATTCCAATTACCAATCATTCTTCCTTTCAAATAGATAATATTTCTACCCATTTGAGCATCTTCAAACAAAGGCTTAAAATCTTTCTTAGCAGATACAGAAGCTTGAACAATCACAGTAGAAACTGTTTCAATCCTATTCCCCACAGCATCCTCAACAAAATGACCATTACCCATTTGAAAGGTCAATGTTAAGTTAGAATTAAAGGGTTCTAAATATCCAATTGTTTGGTTTACATAGGAGGAAATCATGATTTTATTCAGTAACTTTATTGTCAAGTATCCAGAATTTGCGGGCGAAGAAACCAAGTTTAATTTGTTCTTAACAGAAGCACTTTTAGAAGTTGAACTGTACCATTGGGGAACTTTAAAAGACGTGGCAACTGAGTTACTGACGGCTCACAAAATCACTTTAACCAAGCAAAACACAGGTAGTGATTATAGTACGGGTGTTCTTAAAAAGATAGACATGGATGACGAATCTTACAGCGTTGAATTACAAAGTATTCCTGATAGTTACGGACAAAGTAAGTACGGACTTGAATACCAACGGCTACTAAAAATAGTCACCAATACCAGCAAAGAAAGAACATCAAATAGCAAAGGAACATCTGTGCTTGGGTTTAGGGGAAGCAACCCAATTAAGTGGTCACAACATTAAATAGTTGCCAAAGCTGTATTTTCCGTATTTCTAGCAGCAATAAACCGAGGGTCCATTACAAGGGGGAATCCACGGCCAGCTACAGTGATTTTCTCTTGTGGAGGTTCTTTGCTGACAATCTCAGTGGTAGTTACCAGTCCTCCAGCAAAATTATTACTTGCTGTAGGAACAATGGCTCTTTCAATGTAATTATCTAAAGCAAAGAAATAATAATCAGCAGGGATATAATTAAAGGTTTGCGTACCTAAGCGACCACCACCTTTTTGATAGTAAACTGCATCAGAAACAATAATCTCAATACTAGGATTTTGCCCACCACCGGCTAATAACCGTTGACCAATAACACCACCAATATCTTGTAATGATGGAGGTGACATAGCAGCTACAGCATTAGCATTAGCAGTACCAACTTCAAGAATCATTCCCCTAGCGCGTCCTACAATTTCTTTGGTACTAGTCTGATTCCTTAAATTGTTAGCAGTTTGCCTAGACATAACAATATAAGAAGGAAATCTTTTAACATTGGTGTAGTAATCATTTAAATGAGCCACCAAATTATCAATACCCGTTGCAGTAGTTGATGCTGACCATTGAGCGGTGCCGGTCAAGGCCGCAGGAAGATGATTAGCAGGAATTTGACTGCTGTAACTAAGAATAGCGGAGGCTCCCGACGTAGGATCTGGATAATTGCACTGTCCTGTACAGGCAACCCGCAAAGTCAACATGGTGTGCAAATTAATTACAGACTGAGTAAGTAGTGCAGGTATTCCCAAGAAAATATTTCTAATAGCTTCTGAGGCTTGAGCGTTACCAGACATAGCTAAACGTTCGGCTTGTTGAGCCAAATTAAAGTCTTCTTCGGTAATTAATCTAGATTTAGCTAATTTAAAATTACCAAAAGTTTCCTGAGTCACACTAAGACGCTCTGTGTCATTGGGAATAGTACCATCAGTAGCTACTACATAAGCAAGAGTAGGTGTATAAGCACGTAATTTAAGTAGTGCTAAAACAGGATCAGAATACTGAACAAAAGGGAAAAAACGATTCAATGCAGGGTCGGGATAACCATCACGGTAGACTTCACCTGTACTAGAAATAGTTGCAAGTTGTAAGTCAATGGCACGTTGTACTACACCCGGTTGTGAGTTGACTAATTCAATTATTGAGGGCATATATTACACCAAATAAATAGCAGGATACAAAGCTGTTAATTGTCCATCTATGTAAGGCAACCTTGCTGCATAAACTTAGCTTCTACATACAGAGCATAATTTTGACTTTCTCTGTAAAGCAAATCAATGGGAAGTTCAGGAGAAAGCAAGCCTAAATTCTCTGGAGAACTAGCGGAAACACCTATAGGCATACCCAAAGGTACAGACACAGAAGCAGCACTAATAGTAACAACATCTGTGTCTGGATTAACAGCCGAAATCGTACCAATAGAGGTATTAGGGGTAAGTACAGCACCAGAAGCAGTTGCAGTACCATTAGTTGCCGTGGCACTAGCAGTAAAACTGTAAAGGCTGGTAAAATCTTTTGCCCAAAAAACAATCACCATAGCAGGGGAACTACCAGCCACAGATAAACCAGAAACCAATCTAAAAGTGTAAGGATTGGCAGCGATCGCCGCAATAACTTTAGCAGCCACGTTAGTATTAGTTGCTGTTAATGAACCACCAATATCACCAGCCACCACAGTATAAGTAACAGCAACGCCATTAATAGTTACAGTGATAGTATCGTTAGCAGCCCACCCTGTACTTGAGGATGAAATTGTCAACCTTACTGATGGGGCAATGATAGACAAAACATCAGTAGGTACAAAAATACCAGCAGTGCCAGCAGGGAAAGAAATACTAGTTGCATTTGTAGCAGTAGCGGTTCTAGTGGTCATGCGAGGCAAAATTCGATTACCAGTCAAGGAGGTAGAAGTACCACTACCAGCGAAAAAACCAGGGGCAAAAGTTTTTACAAGCTTGCGAATAGCCCCAGAAGTTCCTGTAGCATAGGCTTGATTTAAGCGAGTATATCGAGATGCTGTAGCTTCACCAGCGCGAGCCAATACTGGCAAAAAACCCGACAACTCATCATCATAAAGATAAGATTCGTAGCGCATAGACATGATGTTAATCTATCAAGGGTTTGGATTGACCTAAAGATTGAATAATCTGTAAAGCCCGTGTTTCTAAATCAGCAGGATTAGACTGACCAGCATTGACAATAGGCTCAGAAATTGACTGTTTTAAATTAAGTAAAGGTGTGGTTCTTTTATTGATTAATTCAAGGTGAAATTCAATATAACTCAACTTGTCAGACTTAACATGGTGAGCAATATCATCACTAGGTTTTTCAGAAAATAAATCACCAAACTCAACAGCAGCTAACTTGCCTTCAGACACCAAATCTTCAGCTTTTTGACGTAAATCATAATAGCGAGATACCACTGATTCGCGCTTTTCAAAAACAGAAATAATAGCAGTTTTTTCTTCAATAGATTTAGCCAACACTTTAATCTGTTCAGTCAATCTATTGTTTTCATTAATCAATAAAATCTGCTTTTCCGACAATGCCGCATTGCTTTTATTGGAGTCTGCTAAAGCAGTTTGCAGATTAATTAATTCCAATTCAATTTCAGTTTTTTCATTCATTTTTCGATTGGGGTTAAAATTGGGATCTCCCTTGACTGAAATATCGTCAAAACATACAAGAGACTTTCCGTATCCAACTGTTGGGTCTGCTGGTATATCTTCAGAAGATATTTCCAATAAAACTATCTTTGTTGCTTCTAAGAGGGCTTTCTTCGTCAGCATAACGCAACCATCCTTGTCAGTAGCGTATTCTGCCGGGGTGATAACACGGTATTCCTCTACAGTATAGCCAAAACTAATACCACCGGAAGTACCATCTTCTATGTCAGACATAAATTGATCCGCTAAACTGTTCCTAGACAGCTTAACGGTCGCCATGCCGCGATCGCCATCCAAGCCAACTTCAGTCACAATGCCAATTTTTTGGCCACGAGCATGATTTTTCAGGAAAGGACAAGTTTTATTAGTAACCCTTGTCAAATCCCAACTACGGGCATCGTGGGATAATTGCTCATCAAAAACGACACTAGCACCTTCAGGTAAATCACCATAGAGAGAATATCTTTCACAGATATTACTCTTAGAAGAAAACGAGAATCCTAAAGTTCTAGCGTCCCGATTTAATAGCAAATCAGAACTCAAAACCTTAGTTAAGATAGTTTTATTTTTAGTTGTATTTGGCATAACTAAAACATTTAAAACTGCTTTTAGTTTAACTGTTAAACTAATTACTTGGCTTAATTAAATCTGCGAAAAAAGCGAGAATCAATGATTTTCTCTGATATATTATTAGTGATGTAAATAATTAATATAACAGTCATGATTATAGAACCAAATAGCTTTGAAACTCTAACGACAGAAGGCAAAATAGGAATCTTAATTTATATTGCCCGTGAGAAAGCAGGAGTGTCTAGGAAACAACTAGCAACAAAGATTGATAAATCCGTCAACGTAATTATTGCCATAGAAGACCTATTTAAAGAAAAGGACGGTAGAAGACAGACCATATCATTTAGTGAGATTGAATCAATTGCTAATGCCTTAAATCTCCCTATTCAATCCCTACTCCCAAAAAACGTATATTGACAAGAAAAAATCTAGCGACATTGAGGCGATCGCTAGATTTATGTAACCAGGTATGCTCATTTCCATTATAGCACAAATAAAAAATCAGTATTACAACCTAAAGAGAAATCGTGAACAAAAATAGCCAGATACCAGCAGAAAACCTCTTGAATACAGATGTAGTCCTTAAACGTACAGCAATGCTATATAAAATACTTAATAACAGCAAAGAAGCATCGGCAACAAGAAACATTGCTATTAACTCTGATTGCAACTATGGAGATCATAGCTTCAAAGAAAATCAGCACATTGCTAATGAAATCACAAGACGCTTAAATAAAATATTAGAAGGTTTTAAACAGCAAAAAAGAGTCCAGCGTTTTTATGAAGCGTCTAAGCTATTTGATAAACACAGCTAAAAACTTAGGTAAATCCTATTAACTCACCTAGACACAATTAAAAATATTTTATTTTACTGAAAATAGCAAAAGTATTAATAGGGTACTTCTGTCATGCTTCCCAAAGGTTTATCAACCAGCTTAGACGCGAGTGATATAGCTTGTTGAGCAATTTGTCCTGCTTTGATGATCATACGCTCCCAAACCATCCTAAATAGGCCTTTACGTCTAGTCCATTTCCAAATAATGACTTTAAAGACTGGAGTTGGTTCAACAACCTCACCGTTGTCATTCACCGTTTCAATAATCACATCACCATGTCCATGACAATTGCCACGAAAGTCGCTGGTGACATGAAACAAGGCATTGTAAAACTGAACCATCATCATGCCACCGTGTTCTGGCATGCATTCAAAACTGGAAACATTCTCTGAATGTCTCAACTTCCAGTTAATTCTGTCCCTGCGGACTTGATCGAACACCTGATAGAAAATCAGGATTTTGGGAATATCAACCCGCTCCAAAACCGGGGGGGTAGCCGTACCCTGTCCTTTCACGCCATTAGCCGCACCCCAAGCCGCGCCCTTGGGACGAGCATCAATATCAAACCAGAATAAACCCCACTGGATATGGGCTTTACGATAACTTCTTAAAGTGGTTTTATTATAAAAAGCACCTTTCCAATTGGTGAGCAAATAATCTTCCAAGTACTTGTGAGCAACCATGATATTTACATTCTGGTCCTTACTGCAAAGCAGTAAGTTCTTCCAGTTGTCTAAATCCATATTCTTGGCGTTGACTCCATAATCAACAGCAGCCCGCCACATTAAGGCGTTGAGAATACCCATGTGGGTAAATAAAACCCGGTCAGTCAGGTCATTGGCGATCGCATAAGCCAATTCCCGAATTTCCGCTACTTCCTGTTCCGTTAAAATTGTTTCTACTACTTGATTTTTCATAAACCATGAGTTACCATTTAATTAAGTTGTAATTTGTAATGAAATTAGGTTTACTAATTTCCCAACGCTGTAGCGGTTAACAGACATCAAGCCGCTACAGCGTTTTTGTTTTTGCAACCATCTTACCTTTAGTTTAACACAGCTTTTTATCCCTGTCAAGCTAATTAGCTGGTTATTTGCTGTACTTTTAACAAATTCTCAACATTTGACTACAGTATCTTACTGGCAAACATCAATATCAAGAGAATTTAATTCCAAAAGTCAGTCATTATCCACTAATAAGATAATGTAGCCAAATATTTAAGCCCTTTATTTTTCAATGCTTTTAAGCTTGACAAGAATATTTATGTCATGTTATAATACTTAAATAAATGTAGTGAGTAATTTATGTTTACCCACTACACTAATAATCTTGTTTAACCAATCTTACC